CCCATAGGTTTTACGCAGAATGGCAAGCAGCACTTTAAACTGTCGCTTGGTCAGATCTGCGCCTGAATAAGCCTCAAGCAGCATATTTGATAGTCTGGCGTAACCATCATCGAGATCTGCCACATTACGCTCCTGTCCGGTAAAGTTACCTCTGCCGAAGTTGAGTATTTTTGCTGTATTTGTCATAATGACTCCTGTGGATTGATCCAGTCTTTCTACATCAGGCCTCAAAACTGTTGCAGCAGTCTTGAGGCTTTTCTTTTGTCAGCACCATGGCTACTTTCTTTGCTAGCTTTGCTAATTCCTCGTCTTCAACACCCCACTCCAGCACAGCCAGAAGCATGGCCATCTTTGGGATAAAGCTGTCTTTCCATCGCGAAATTTGCGATTCATTAATCCCTAATGCATCAGCAACCTTTCGCTGACCACGTACAGCAATTCGATTCAGGATGTTGCTTGTGATTGCATTCGCTTTCTTGCGAGTACTTGTAAGTTGCATATGTAAGTATTTCCTTAACAAATAAGAAGTTATACGCACCAACTGATGCGCGTTGTATTCCCGCATTTCGGCGGGAATAAGGACCATGACTGTTAAAGAGCAATTTGCTTATGCCGCTTTGCGATAAGCACTTTCTTGATACTTCAGGGCGCCAGCTGTAACGACTTCCAGTCGATAGGCGTCTTTCTCTGGGATGACTTCCTTCCACTGAGAGACTGCTGCATCGCTAATGCCTAACGCTTTAGCTACCGCACGCTGGGTTCCGAAGTGGTCGATAACATCTTTCTTGTACATAGACTCGCTCCGAAATTAAAGAACACTTAAATTATCTATCAAAGGAATCTTAAGTCAAGTTTATTTAAGATGTCTTAACTATGAATACACAACTGATGGGTGAGCGTATTCGCGCTCGCAGAAAAGAACTTAAGATTAGGCAGGCTGCCCTTGGCAAGATGGTTGGCGTGTCTAATGTTGCTATTTCCCAATGGGAGCGTTCTGAAACTGAGCCCAATGGCGAAAACCTATTGGCTTTAGCCAAGGCTTTACAGTGCTCCCCTGATTACTTGTTGAAAGGAGAAGATAGTCTTTCAAACATTGCCTATCACAGCAGGCATGATCCAAGAGGTTCGTATCCTCTAATTAGTTGGGTAAGCGCAGGATGTTGGATGGAAGCTGTAGAGCCATATCATAAGCGTGCAATATATAACTGGTACGATACAACCGTAGATTGTTCAGAAGATTCGTTTTGGCTGGACGTAAAGGGTGATTCGATGACGGCTCCAGCCGGTCTTAGCATCCCGGAAGGGATGATAATACTAGTCGATCCTGAAGTAGAACCTCGTAATGGGAAGCTGGTAGTGGCAAAGCTCGAAGGAGAAAACGAGGCAACTTTCAAGAAGTTAGTTATTGATGCTGGCAGAAGGTTTCTAAAACCACTTAACCCACAATATCCGATGATTGAGATCAACGGGAACTGCAAAATCATCGGTGTAGTTGTCGATGCAAAAATAGCAAACCTTCCATAAGGGGCATTCGCCCCTTTTTTTCTTTCCTTTAAAAATCAAAGCAAAACTTAAGCTTCGCAACAAAATTTAAGTTTTCTTCAAAAACGCTCTTGACCAATAGTTAAAGAAATCTTAAATTTAAGTCATCGGCAGGACGCTGGTAGCCAAACGGAACAGATTGGCAGGCTCTTTAACATTGATGGGATTGTCCCGCCGAAATGCGGGAACCAAAGAGTAGTTGGCTTTGGGGTGACGTGAAGTGCAGCTGCACGACGGCAACCGGAAGATAAGCACCCGGCGCGTCACCGCCAAAGTCAATCATCGGAGGTCAACATGGCAGTAGTCATTACATATCTGGCTGACGATAACGCCAGAAATCGCCGCAGAGCACGCAGACAGGCTCAACGTGAGCAGGCAATGCAAGAACAGCGACTGGCGCGAAAAATTGCGCTAAAGCTCTCTGGTTGCGTCAGAGCAGACAAAGCAGCATCACTCGGAAGCCTTCGCTGCAAGAAGGCAGATGAATGCAGTGGAAGTATTTGCCTGCCAAACGTAGCCATTTACGCGGCAGGCTACCGGAAATCAAAACAACTGACGGCGAGATGATAAATTAATTTGCTAATTACTTGTTTTTGCCATGCTTATCCTGAGCGATAAGTTCATCCATAAGACTGTCTTTCTTCCCAGCAAACCTAATGTAGCACTCATTTCTATAGCGTTCCGGGATAACAAAACGGTCGATTTCAGGATATCCAGTAGCAGAAGGTACCCGAATAAGAAGCCCTTTTTCGAGCAATGAGATTGCTTCAGGGCTTCCCTTTTCTGTCTTTAGCTGGTTATTAGCGGCTACAGCGAATGCCAAATACGCTCTTTCTCCAAGAGTTAACGAATCAAACAAATCTTGCACGTATTTCTCTTCTTTAGATTTGCGCTTCTGAGCAGCGAATATCTCAATTCTTTCAGTCACAGCGTGATAAGCGGAATTAACAACGCCGTTAAGCACATAGCTAACGCAAAACAACAGGATGTAATACATCCAGTAATGAGGAAGGATTTCTGGATTATGCAGGTTTATCCATTCTTTTACGCTTACAGGCATAACAATAATCAATATGATTAGGATGATTAGCATATGAATCAACTGTTTAAGTGTCATTCCTTGCAGGAAAAAATGCATTAGTTCCTGCCACCATGAGTTGTTCATCGGCGTTTCTCTTTTGCTCTCTGTAGGGGTGAATAGAGTTTATCCGATTTCTCGCTGTAGGGGTACACGAGAACCACCGAGCCTGATGTGGTTAAAAGACAGGCATACTAATAAACACTGCACTGTGTATTCATTCCAACGAGTGAATACACTGAGCAATGTCGCTCGTAACTAAACAGGAGCCGACTTGTTCTGATTATTGGAAATCTTCTTTGCCCTCCAGTGTGAGGGCGATTTTTTATCTGTGAGGATATGAATAGATGTCAAACATCAAAAAATACATCATTGATTACGACTGGAAAGCATCAATAGAAATTGAAATCGACCATGACGTAATGACAGAGGAAAAACTTCACCAGATTAATAATTTCTGGTCAGACTCTGAATACCGACTCAATAAACACGGCTCTGTATTAAATGCTGTATTAATCATGCTGGCGCAACATGCTCTGCTTATAGCAATTTCAAGCGACTTAAATGCATATGGTGTTGTGTGTGAGTTCGACTGGAATGATGGAAATGGTCAGGAAGGATGGCCTCCAATGGATGGTAGCGAAGGAATAAGAATTACCGATATCGATACATCAGGAATATTTGATTCAGATGATATGACTATCAAAGCCGCCTGAGCGCGGCGTTACCGCATACCAATAACGCTTCACTCGAGGCGTTTTTCGTTATGTATAAATAAGGAGCACACCATGCAATATGCCATTGCAGGGTGGCCTGTTGCTGGCTGCCCTTCCGAATCTTTACTTGAACGAATCACCCGTAAATTACGTGACGGATGGAAACGCCTTATCGACATACTTAATCAGCCAGGAGTCCCAAAAAATGGATCAAACACTTATGGCTATCCAGACTAAATTCACTATCGCCACTTTTATTGGCGATGAAAAGATGTTTCGTGAGGCCGTCGACGCTTATAAAAAATGGATATTAATACTGAAACTGAGATCAAGCAAAAGCATTCACTAACCTCCTTTCCTGTTTTCCTAATCAGCCCGGCATTTCGCGGGCGATATTTTCACAGCTATTTCAGGAGTTCAGCCATGAACGCTTATTACATTCAGGATCGTCTTGAGGCTCAGAGCTGGACGCGTCACTACCAGCAGATCGCCCGTGAAGAGAAAGAGGCAGAACTGGCAGACGACATGGAAAAAGGTCTGCCCCAGCACCTGTTTGAATCACTCTGCATCGATCATTTACAACGCCACGGGGCCAGCAAAAAAGCCATTACCCGTGCGTTTGATGACGATGTTGAGTTTCAGGAGCGCATGGCAGAACACATCCGGTACATGGTTGAAACCATTGCTCACCACCAGGTTGATATTGATTCAGAGGTATAAAACGGATGAGTACAGCACTCGCAACGCTGGCAGGGAAGCTGGCTGAACGTGTCGGCATGGATTCTGTCGACCCACAGGAACTGATCACCACTCTTCGCCAGACGGCATTTAAAGGTGATGCCAGCGATGCGCAGTTCATCGCATTGCTGATCGTCGCCAACCAGTACGGCCTTAATCCGTGGACGAAAGAAATTTACGCCTTCCCTGACAAGCAGAACGGCATCGTTCCGGTGGTGGGCGTTGATGGCTGGTCCCGTATCATCAATGAAAACCAGCAGTTTGATGGCATGGACTTTGAGCAGGACAATGAATCCTGCACATGCCGGATTTACCGCAAAGACCGCAATCATCCGATCTGCGTTACCGAGTGGATGGATGAATGCCGCCGCGAACCATTCAAAACCCGCGAAGGCAGAGAAATCACGGGGCCGTGGCAGTCGCATCCCAAACGGATGTTACGGCATAAAGCCATGATTCAGTGTGCCCGTCTCGCCTTCGGATTTGCTGGTATCTATGACAAGGATGAAGTCGAGCGCATTGTCGAAAATACCGCATACACTGCAGAACGTCAGCCGGAACGCGACATCACTCCGGTTAACGATGAAACCATGCAGGAGATTAACACTCTGCTGATTGCCCTGGATAAAACATGGGATGACGACTTATTGCCGCTCTGTTCCCAGATATTTCGCCGCGACATTCGCGCATCGTCAGAACTGACACAGGCCGAAGCAGTGAAAGCTCTTGGATTCCTGAAACAGAAAGCCACTGAGCAGAAGGTGGCTGCATGACACCGGACATTATCCTGCAGCGTACCGGAATCGACGTGAGAGCTGTCGAACAGGGGGATGATGCGTGGCACAAATTACGGCTCGGCGTCATCACCGCTTCAGAAGTTCACAATGTGATAGCAAAACCCCGCTCCGGAAAAAAGTGGCCTGACATGAAAATGTCCTACTTCCACACCCTGCTGGCTGAGGTTTGCACCGGTGTGGCTCCGGAAGTTAATGCTAAGGCGCTGGCATGGGGAAAACAGTACGAGAACGACGCCAGAACTCTGTTTGAATTCACTTCCGGCGTGAATGTTACTGAATCCCCGATCATCTATCGCGACGAAAGTATGCGTACCGCCTGCTCTCCCGATGGTTTATGCAGTGACGGCAATGGCCTTGAGCTGAAATGCCCGTTTACCTCCCGGGATTTCATGAAATTCCGGCTCGGTGGTTTCGAGGCCATAAAGTCGGCTTACATGGCCCAGGTGCAGTACAGCATGTGGGTGACGCGAAAAGATGCCTGGTACTTTGCCAACTATGACCCGCGTATGAAGCGTGAAGGCCTGCATTATGTCGTGGTTGAGCGGGATGAAAAGTACATGGCGAGTTTTGACGAGATGGTGCCGGAGTTCATCGAAAAAATGGACGAGGCACTGGCTGAAATTGGTTTTGTATTTGGGGAGCAATGGCGATGAAGCATCCTCACGATAATATCCGGGTAGGTGCGATCACTTTCGTCTACTCCGTTACAAAGCGAGGCTGGGTATTTCCCGGCCTTTCTGTTATCAGAAATCCCCTGAAAGCACAGCGGCTGGCTGAGGAGATAAATAATAAACGGGGGGCTGTATGCACAAAGCATCTCCTGTTGAGTTAAGAACGTGTATCGAGATGGCACATAGCCTCGCTCAAATTGGAGTCAGGTTTGTGCCAATACCAGTAGAAACAGACGAAGAATTTCATACGTTAGCCGCATCCCTTTCACAAAAGCTGGAAATGATGGTGGCGAAAGCAGAAGCAGATGAGAGAGACCAGGTATGACAACCACTGAATGCATTTTTCTGGCAGCGGGCTTCATATTCTGTGTGCTTATGCTTGCCGACATGGGACTTGTTCAATGACACCTCAGCAGGAAAACGCCCTTCGCAGCATTGCCCGTCAGGCTAATTCTGAAATCAAAAAAGCCAGACAGCAGTTTCCGGATAAAAACGTCGATGACATTTGCCGTAGCGTACTGAAGAAGCACCGCGAAACGGTAACGCTGATGGGATTCACACCGACTCATTTAAGCCTGGCGATCGGCATGTTAAACGGCGTCTTTAAGGAACGGTGAACATGAAAAGCAAAATCATCAGGGAGCTACAGGCTCCTTTTTTATTGTTCGCATTCATCCTCAAGCGTATTAACCAACAATTCAGGGATTAATGGAAGATGGCAGACATCATTGATTCGGCATCAGAAATCGAAGAATTACAGCGCAATACAGCAATAAAAATGCGTCGTCTGAACTACCAGACTGTATCCGCAACTCATTGTTGTGAGTGTGGCGATCCGATAGATGAGCGAAGACGCCTGGCTGTTCAGGGTTGTCGGACTTGTGCAAGTTGCCAGGAGGAGATCGAACTTAAGAACAAACAATGGGGACTGTGATGGCCTCAAAGCAGCAAATTTCAACATCGTCCAACTGAGGTGTAAAAATGTTCAGAATCATTTTTCCTAACACCTGGTACGTCGACCACCACGGCACTCCCTGCAAAATCCTGCGTTCTACCCACAACAAAGTTCACTACATCCGAAAAGGCAGAACATGTATCGCCAGCATGTTCCGCTTTAATCATGACTTTGAACCTGTGAATAAAGCTGATGCAGATCGGATAGCAGAAGAGATCGAAACGGCAGAACACATTAAGAAGTTACGTGACATGCGTTCAAAAAGCAGAGGTAACCATGGAATCATACAGCCTCACACTCGATGAGGCCTGTCAGTTTCTTAAGATATCCAGACCAACCGCCACCAACTGGATACGAACAGGCCGCCTACAGGCAACACGTAAAGATCCAACCAAGCCAAAATCTCCTTACCTCACAACACGGCAAGCCTGCATTGCGGCGCTTCAGTCTCCGCTGCATACTGTCCAGGTGAGCGCGGGTGATGGCATAACAGAGGAAAGAAAATGTCACTCTTCCGCAGAAATGAAATATGGTATGCCTCGTATTCGCTCCCGGGCGGGAAACGAATTAAGGAATCTCTTGGCACAAAGGACAAGCGGCAAGCTCAGGAGTTGCACGACAAGCGAAAAGCAGAACTCTGGCGAGTAGAAAAGCTAGGGGATTTACCTGATGTCACTTTTGAAGAGGCCTGCCTAAGATGGCTTGAGGAAAAAGCTGATAAAAAATCTCTCGATTCAGATAAAAGCCGGATTGAGTTCTGGCTTGAACATTTTGAGGGTATAAGGCTTAAAGATATCTCGGAGGCAAAGATTTACTCTGCTGTAAGCAGAATGCATAACAGAAAGACGAAAGAAATATGGAAACAGAAAGTTCAGGCCGCCATCAGGAAAGGTAAAGAACCGCCTGTTTATGAACCAAAGCCAGTATCAACTCAGACAAAGGCAAAGCATCTTGCCATGATAAAGGCCATTCTCCGTGCTGCAGAACGCGACTGGAAGTGGCTGGAAAAAGCGCCTGTCATCAAGATACCAGCGGTCAGAAACAAGCGAGTCAGATGGCTGGAAAAGGAGGAAGCAAAACGCCTTATTGATGAGTGCCCCGAACCACTGAAATCTGTCGTCAAGTTTGCGCTGGCAACTGGTCTGAGAAAGTCGAACATCATAAATCTGGAATGGCAACAAATCGACATGCAGCGACGAGTTGCCTGGGTGAATCCAGAAGAGAGCAAATCAAACCGCGCCATTGGTGTGGCGCTGAACGATACCGCCTGTAAAGTGTTGCGTGATCAAATAGGCAAGCATCACAAATGGGTGTTTGTACATACCAAGGCGGCTAAGCGAGCAGATGGAACATCAACGCCTGCGGTCAGGAAGATGCGCATCGACAGCAAGACATCATGGCTATCAGCTTGTCGTCGTGCAGGAATTGAAGATTTCCGTTTCCATGACCTCAGACACACCTGGGCAAGCTGGCTGATTCAGTCAGGCGTCCCATTATCAGTGCTTCAGGAAATGGGCGGATGGGAGTCCATAGAAATGGTTCGTAGGTATGCTCACCTTGCGCCTAATCATTTGACAGAGCATGCGAGGAAAATAGACGACATTTTTGGTGATAATGTCCCAAATATGTCCCACTCTGGAATTATGGAGGATATAAAGAAGGCGTAA